TTACAACAAGAAGAAATTAAAGTCCCCGCAATATATAAACAATTAGAAGTAATCCCATTCACTGATTAACAACATGATTCACTTACTTACATTAACATTAGTATTACAAACTTCTTTCTTTTTATTATCATGAACACAAATGAATTACAGTCTTATTTTGCACAAAAAGCAAAGGAAGATAGAAACCAAACTCAAGGATTATCATCACTAATTGATAACTATGAGGAACAAAAGCAGAAACAATATTGTTATAAACCTTACCGTACTCTTCATAATTACTAACTATGAACACTTATTCATCAGATATGTATAACGAAATCCTCGAATATGAGAACTTTCGTTATGGTAAATTCCTAGAGATTCCCTATCCCATTATCAACAACTCAAACAAACTACATCATGGAACTAAACAACAACCCGACACAATTACAAGAGCAAGCGATTAACTTAGTAGATACGATTGAGGACGTTGCTGAATACTTTTGTGATGAACATTTTATAAGTGGTGAACAATTTTATGTAATGATGAAGGCACTAATTGATACAAAGCTAAGAGAGTTTCCATTTGATTATGAACAATTTGAGAAGGATATATACGATGAAGAGTAATACAAAAGGACTTATGATTGATCTTAATAAGAGAAGAGAACTGTGTGAGAGTATATATCAATTAATAAGGCAAGATAAGGAAATTGCAGAAGAACTAATTGACGAATATGTGTACTTGTTGGATGATAACAGAGTGGACGAATTAGCAGACTTATGTAATGATGAACTGAGAGAGTATGATGACTAAGTTAACAAGAAACATATTAAATTACGTCTTTTATATTATACTCGGAAGGATACTAATTGCACTACTATTTGGAACATAACGTAACAGACTTACTCCCCTTGATTAACACATAGTCAGGGGGAGTTTTCCACAGTTTATAACACTTACCTGTGGAAAACTATACGAATTAATGTTATTTTACCCTTATAAATAGCAAATTAAATGTATATGAGCGATGTAAAGGTTTTCCACAATATGTAATGAATAGGGAGTTAATCTGTGGAAAAGGTATCAAATAGTGTGGAAATAATGTGCTTAAATGTTAGTATCTGATGTCATCTTAGCGAGCACAGTATAACACGAACTCGCTTTAATTGTCAAACCCTCGTTTATATTTTGTAGGGTTATTACGTTTTCCACAGTTATAAGATCATATCTAAATATACTAACAATACTTGACAACAACTCTCAGATATTGTAGAATACTAAGTAACACCAACTCCCCCTAAGTCTGATGTCAGTTCTTTACAGTCAAGCAACGAAGAGTAAGTATAGAATAACATTAGAAGTTGATGCACTAAGTGACTTTAACCCACATCAAATTGACTGGCGTAAAGTATTAGATATGCAAGACAATGAGGAGGTACAAAGTGTTATTGAAGACATGAGTAATCCTGTCAGTTGGTAACATCAAGGGGGAACCAATAAAGTGTTTCTATAGTATAACACAGCATTCACAATTATGCCTAACAGAGTATCACAAACCTTTGCAGAATTTCTATTGGAAAATGCAAACAATGGTGATGAAATCTTAGCAGTCCTCGATGATATTGTAGAGGGTGCAGATACCTACCTATAAGTAACAACAATTAAAGCACAGATTAGGGGCAGGTTGTTTATACTTTGCCCCCTATAATGTGTGAGGCAGTTAGTGTTACTTAGTGTTTAGACAGTTGTTGACACTTAGTACCGCAGTATGCTACAATTGTTTATAGCGTGTCTGACACATATTGTTGGGGCGTTGTTGTTATCGTGGCGGTTTTCGTTGCCGTTTTAAAAAAAGCAAAAGTCCCTAACCTACAAAAGTGGGTACATGAGAGTTATTTCTAAAACAATTAGAATAAAAAAAATCCCCCAAGATAAAAAGTGGTTCGATTACCATTTCGATTCTTGGGATTTTTGGTGTCATATATACAAAAAAATCCGCAGTAAAAAAATCGCCCTATAAGGTTTTATGGAAGAAACAGTCTATCACATATACGCAGCAGATAAGTGTCTATACAACTGTCTGAAGGAATCGGAGTTTAAACATATGTGGAGTAGACTGGAAGAGATGGGAATAAAGGAGTTATCATATGAGAAGTTACCACCAGGTATAGGAGGTATTAATACGGTTAACTGGAAAGAACCTGATGGTGCAGATTCTTATTGACAGACTACATAAAATACATTATAATTGATATGAAGGTATTACACAATTATGGCAAAAGGATTTACTGTTAAAGCCAATGCACCCACAAAGAAGAAGGAAGAGTGGGACATTGACGCAATTAAAGCAAGAATGAAAGGTAAGACTATAGTATTCTGTCTTCCTGGTCGTGGGTGTTCTTTCCAGTTTCTGAAGAGTTTTGTGCAGTTATGCTTTGACTTAGTTCAGAATGGGATGTCTATCCAAATCTCACAGGACTATTCCTCAATGGTTAACTTTGCGAGATGTAAGTGTCTTGGAGCAAATGTTCTCAGAGGACCGAATCAGATTCCATGGGACGGGAAACTTAAGTATGATTACCAACTATGGATTGACTCGGATATCGTCTTTGACTCTAACAAGTTCTGGCAGTTATGTGACGTATCAGTTCCTGCTGAAGTAGTCGGAGAAGATGGAAGTTGGGATGAAAGTAAGGAGAGACGTATTGCTGCTGGTTGGTATGCTACAGAAGATGGTAGTACTACATCTGTCGCACACTGGTTAGAAGAAGATGACTTCCGCAAGAACGGTGGTGTTATGAACCACGAAACCGTCGAAAGTATCTCGAAAAGAAGAAAGCCTTTCACAGTAGACTACACTGGGTTTGGTTGGGTTATGATTAAGAAAGGCGTTTTCGAGGGACTCGAATATCCTTGGTTCGCTCCAAAGATGCAAGTCTTTGAGTCTGGTAAGGTACAGGATATGTGTGGAGAGGACGTATCGTTCTGTCTAGACGCTAAAGAAGCAGGTGATGAGATCTGGTGCGATCCTCGTATCAGGGTAGGCCACGAAAAAACTCGTGTTATTTAAATTATGTTTATTATGACAATTGCTGCGTGGCTCGGTTTATTCACGATTCTTGGTATTATAGGGGGTGTATACCTTCTAAACCTTTATAACCCGCATTGATGGATAAACGTTATAATATACGTTATAAGGGTGATATACTTCACCCTAATGTTTCTATAGAAGAATGTAGCAATCTCTTATCAAGTATTGCAGAACGCTTCTATAGTGGTGAAGATGATGAAGTTAACCCTAGTTTTTTAGAAATGGAGGAAATTGTTAATGGCCGCATGGAATAGTGAAAACACAATTGAGGCAAAACCGAAAAAAACTCGTCAGGGAAGAGGTAAACATAGCAAATATGCCGCCTCCTCTCGTAACAAAGCACCGAAAAGGTATCGAGGACAAGGTAAATAAATACAAGGGACTCTTCGGAGTCCCTTTTTTATTGCAACGAGGTCCAAATGGAAGAAAAAATGCTACGTGAAATTGCAAACGATGCAATAACACCCAAGAAAACAAATAAAAAAGTGCAAAATGACCTTTATGAGAGGGTAGAAGACAATGAATTCTATGAAGGATTGGACTATGACGACCAAATGATACCCTCTGCAGAAAGTTAGTCATCAATCCTTAATAAATAAACAATAATTGCTGTATTAATGTGCCTATAGAACGAGTTAGCCAAGGATTTAAGGATATTAGCATGACTTTTCAAGTTAATCCCCTTAATTCAGACCTCATTGGTCTTAAAAATGAGAATGCTATTGCTCGTTCTGTAAGAAATATTGTTTTTACTTTACCTGGAGAGAAGTTCTTTGATGAAGATTTTGGATCTAGAATCTCTGCTTCCCTTTTTGAGAATATTGATGACATTTCTGCAGCAGAAATTGTCGATGAGATAAGACAATCGATTGTTAATTATGAACCAAGGGTAGATTTACTTGATGTACAAGCATTTCCTAACTTTGATAACAATCAATTTGATGTTCGTATTGTATATGAAATCATAGGAGCTGATGTTCCTGCTCAAGAATTGCAATTTGCACTACAGTCAACCAGATAGATGGGATTAGTTAATTTTTCTAACCTTGATTTTAATCAAGTTAAGACATCGCTTAAAGAATATCTTAAAGCAAACTCTACTTTTACGGATTATGACTTTGAAGGGTCTAACCTTTCATCCATAATTGACGTACTAGCATATAATACCTACATTACTTCGTATAATGCCAACATGGTAGCGAACGAAGTCTTCATTGATAGTGCTACTTTAAGGGAGAATGTAGTCTCATTGGCAAGAAACATAGGATATGTACCAAAGTCACGTAAAGCAGCAACTGCAACCGTAAGTTTTTTCGTAGATTGTTCAGATATTACCCCAACACCCTCCACAATTACTCTTAAGGCAGGTCCTGTTGCAGCAACTTCAGGAACTTTTGGTAATCAATCGTTTATTTTTTCTATTTGTAATGATATTACTGTTCCAATATTAGACGGAATTGCTAATTTTAATGAGATTAGCATTTATCAGGGGTCTTTACTCACTTCGACATTTACTTTTAGCTCTCAAACACCTAATCAGAAGTTTATTTTACCAAATGCAGGTATTGATACCTCATTAATAAAGGTTGTAGTAAGACCAAATCAACAATCGACAAGTAAAACCAATTATACTACTCAAGATAGTCTCTTTGATCTTGATTCTGAGTCAAAAGTTTACTTCTTGCAAGAAATTGAGGATGAACGATATGAACTTTTCTTTGGAGATGGAATTTTTGGTAAAAAATTAGATGAAAATAACTTTATTAAGGCAGATTATATAATTTCTAACGGCGATACTGGAAATGGAGTCAGTCAATTTGAGTTTGCTGGAAATTTATCATATGAACGGAATGGATTAGACTATACAGTCACTTCTGGAGTGTCTTTAATCACTACAGACATTTCTTCGACTGGTGGTGAGAATATTGAGACAGTAGAATCGATTAAAAAGTTTGCACCACGCATTTATGCCTCTCAAAATCGTGCTTTAACAGCAAATGACTATGAAACATTGATTCCAACTCGAATTTATCAAGAAACAGAATCAGTTTCAGTCTTTGGAGGTGAAGAATTAGTTCCTCCTCAGTACGGAAAGGTCTTTATTAGCATAAAACCCAAAACTGGCGACTTTTTACCTAATTTAATCAAAGAAAATATCAGAACTAAGTTAAAGAAGTATGCTGTAGCAGGAATTGTTCCAGAAATCCTTGATTTGAAGTATCTTTATATTGAAGTTGAGTCAAAAATTTATTATAACACTAATTTGGCAAATAGTGGAGCATCTGTATCAAGTATTGTTTCTCAAAATGCAACTAAGTATGCAGAATCTTCAGAAATGAACAAATATGGAGCAAGATTTGCATATAGTAAGTTTTTAAACATTATTGACCAAAGTAGTGAAGCAATAACTTCTAATATTACAACAGTTCAGATGAGAAGGGATTTGCGAGCTGCATTAAATAGTTTAGCAGAGTACTCAGTTGGGTTTGGTAATGCATTCCATATTAAAAGTATGGATGGTTATAATATTAAGTCTTCTGCATTTAGAATAAGTGGATTTACTGAGGATGTTTATCTTTCAGACATTCCTAACACTAATAGAGAAAATGGATCTCTATTTTTATTCACTCTTCCATCACCATCTTCTACAACACCAACAATTGTTAGAAGGAATGTAGGAAGTATAGATTATAAGCAAGGAATTATCACTATTAATCCAATTAATGTGTTATCTGGTAAAATAAAAGATGGTCAGACCATTATCGAGTTGTCAGCATGTCCTGCTTCCAATGACATCATTGGATTACAGGATCTTTATTTACAACTAGATATTAGTACCAGTAATTTTGAAACAGTTGTGGATGACATATCTTCAGGATTAGATCCAGCAGCATCTGAGTATATTGTTACCTCTAGTTACGCCAACGGGACATTAGTAAGATCATAAAATGCCAGAAAAGAGAATCCAGTTTAATAATGTAGTTCAGAACCAACTCCCTGCTTATACGCAGAATGAGTTTCCTTTAGTTTCTGAATTTTTAAAGCAATATTACTTAGGACAAGAATTCCAAGGTGGTCCTATTGATTTAATACAAAATATTGATCAATATACTAAAGTTTCTGAGCAAACTAATCTAGTTGATGCTGTAGGATTATCTACCTCTGTAGATCAGTTTACTGATGTCATACCTGTGGACATGGCAGTGTATCCAGCAGGAACACATGGATTTCCAGATTCTTATGGACTAATAAAAATTGGTAATGAGATTATTACATATACAGGAACTGCAACAACTTGTTTTACTGGTTGTGTGCGTGGATTTTGTGGTATATCATCATATAAGAATGCAACCAGTCCAGATGTACTAGTTTTCGATTCGACGACCTCTGAAGAGCATACAGGAGGGTCTAAGATCCAAAATTTAAGTACTCTGTTTCTTAAACAATTTTTACTTAAAACAAAAAATCAATTATTACCTGGATTAGAGGATCGTCCCTTACATAAAGATCTTGATCAGAATATTTTTATAAAACAATCAAAAGATTTTTATCTAAGCAAAGGTACTGACCAATCCTTTGAAATTTTATTTAAAGCTTTATATAATGAAGAAGTAGAAATAATAAGACCTAGAGATTTTCTGTTTACACCATCAAATGCAAATTATAGAATAGAAAATCAATATGTAGTCGAATCTATCGAGGGTGAAGGAAATCCAATACACCTTGAGAACTCTACTTTAATACAAGACGAATATAAAAAAGATTTTAATAGAGCATATGCTCCTATTTCATCAATAGAACCAATTAATACTGGAGCAGGTAAAACTTACTACAAATTGGGTATTGATGGAGGATATAATAGAGATTCTAGAGTTGAGGGTTCTACCTACGGAAAATTTGAGGTTCATCCAAAAACAAGAGTAATTGGACAGGTATCTTCAGGATCCACTTCTCTTGATGTTGATTCTACTGTAGGATTTCCAACAAGTGGTGAATTATATTGTACTTATAGTGATGGAACTGCTGGTATTGTTTCTTACTCTCATAGAAACTTAACTCAATTCTTTGATTGCACTAATATCAATGGAACTATTTCTAATGCCACTGATGTTGGAATTAATACTTATGTTTACGGTACTTCTTCTCAAGATGCAACTAAAGTCGTTAAAGTTAGGATTGGATCAGTATTAGATAAATTGGAATGGGATGATAATACTAGAAGTTATGGAAAAGGTGATGTTGCTAAAATTAAAACCTTAGGTATTTCGGATAAAACATTTAAAGGTAAAGATTGGTTCTTTAATGTTGCTGCAAGTTATAAAATTAAAAATGTAGAGTTAATTGACTCTGCTGATTTTACATATAAAGTTAATTTAAATGTAGATCATTTTCTAAAGGTTGGAGATACTATTACTATTCTTCAGGGAGGATTTGCTTTACAAACTTCTACGATTCTTAATATAAATTCAGCCAGATCCTTTAATGTTAAAGGTCAGGGGCAAATTACTGATGAAAGTGCTCTTACTTTAAGAAGAAATATATCAAAGGCAGTATCAAATACTTATCCAACAGTTACACCATATTCTACTAATATACAAAACGTATATGTAAAAGATAATAACAAATATTTGGTTGCAACAGGTTCTATTCCTTCCTATTATGCTCAACCTTTAAATGTTTCTAATCAAGCAGTAGTATTTTCGGGACAATTTGAGGGAACCGAATTTTTAATTAAACAAAGCGGAGATCATGGATTCTATACTGGCGATGCTGTTTATTATTCACCAGAAAAAATATCTCAAAATTTTTATGATGCTTTTGGAAAAGAAATAACTAAAATTGTTGATGGCACTGAATTATTTGATGAGGGTCTTTATTTTGTAAAGAGAATAGATTCTTCTACAATTAAATTAGCAACAAGTAGAACTAATATTTCTAATGGATTATACGTTTCAGTTGACACTGCTACAACAGTAGTTAATAGTAGAATAGAACCTTATGATTTTAAATTTAAAACACTTCAGACTCAAGATCTTTTACGTGAATTTGTAGATCCTCAATTTGATAATGAAGAACCTATTACAACTTTACCTGGATTTACAGGAATGTTGGTTAATGGAGTAGAAATATTAAATTATAAAGCATCTGATACTATTATCTACGGACAACTTAATAAAGTTGATGTTACTGCACCAGGAAGAGATTTTGATATAATTAATCCACCAGTTTTACATATTTCTGATTCTGTTGGTACTGGAGCTACTGGACATGTTGCTGTCGAAGGTTCATTAAATGCTATTAAGGTAATTGATCCTGGTTTTGATTATGAAGAAACACCAATTGCTAAAGTTTCTGGTGGTAATGGTCAAGGTGCTGTTGTTTCTGTAAATATGAAGCAAATAAGTCATCAAGTTGATTTCTTTGCGGATGCTAATTCTCAAAAAATTGGTATTGGTACAACTTCCAATAATTCATTCCAAATTGGGTTTAGTACATACCATAAATTTAGAAATGCTGAAAAAGTAGTTTACTATACCTATGGTCAACAGGCAGTTGCTGGAATTGTAACAAATGCACAGTATTATGCTAGGAATATTGGAGTAACTACAATTACTCTTCATAAAACGGAAGCAGATGCTATAAGTGGAATTAATACTATTACTTTAACTGCAAATGGTATTGGAAAACAATCTATTGCTTCAGTTAATAAAAAATTAGTAGTAGGATCTTTTAATATAATTTCTAGTGGATCTGGTTATGAAAATAAGAAAACAACTACTAATACCAGTGGAATTAATACTGCAACTGATATCATTACCATTTCCAATCATGGATATAATTCTGGTGAGATAGTTAACTATACAGTTGAGGGTACAGTAGTTGGTGGATTAACTAATAGTACTGATTATTACTTAACAAAAATTACTGATGATGGTTTTAAATTATCAAGCGTAGGTATAAACACAAATGACAGAGAATTTAATTATAGAACAAAACAATATATTGATTTTACTACTATTGGTGTAGGTACTCATATATTTAATTATCAACCTATTACGATAAGTGTTAAAGGTAAAGTTGGAATATCTTCTATAGCAGGAGATACTTTTGAGTGTGAAACACAACCTATTTTTAGAGGATCTATTAAATCAGTTCATCTAACTGATAATGGTATTGGATATGGTTCTTCTGAAATTATTAATTTTAATAGACAACCATTATTTAACTTAATTGCAGGTTCTCAGGCACAATTAACACCAGTAATTAATAATGGAAAAATTGTAGAAGTATTAGTACAGAATGTAGGTAAAGAATATATTTCTCCACCAGATCTTGTATTAATTGGTGATGGAGTAGGTGCAGTTCTTACTCCTGTATTAGAAAATAATACAATAACCTCAGTAAAGGTTATTGAAGGAGGTGCTGGATATACTCAATCAAATACAACAATTACTGTAGTTGTTCCAGGAGATGGTGCAGAATTTGATGCAAATATTAAAAATTGGAGAATAAATTTATTCCAGAGACATTATGATAATTTTACAGGAGATGATGGATTTATTGCTGACGAGTTTAATGAAAATAAAGGATTACAGTATTCTCACATATATGCACCAAGAAAGCTCAGAGAGTCCCTCTACGGCACTGTAGGGGCAGGCTCAACGGTCTCTAAGATCCAATATGGTAAAAGAGACCTGACTAGACTTAACAGTCTTGAGATCCCTTCTACAGACCACTCACCGATTATAGGATGGGCATATGATGGTAATCCAATATATGGTCCTTATGGGTATTCTCTTAGAGAAGGTGGAGTTGTAAAACAATTAACTTCTGGATATAAACTCTCTTTAAAACCTAATAGACCTCCTATTAATCAATTCCCTGAAGGATTTTTTATTGAGGATTATGTACATAATAATGTAACTGAGGAAACTGTCCTTGATGAAAATAATGGACGATTCTGCGTTACTCCAGAATTTCCAAATGGAACCTATGCTTATTTTGCAACTATAACTGATGGTGTAGCAGATAGTAGTGGACCATTTGCTGGATATAAGACACCTGTATTCCCTTATCTTATTGGTGAAAATTATTATTCCACTCCAAATGATTTTAACTTTAGTTCATTCTCTAATCAACAACAATATCTTTTACAAGATAGTGATTGGATAAGAAATACTGTCGCATATAATCTTATTGAAGGAAAAGATAATTATGAATATGTTTATATACCTGATCAATTAAAACAAACTATAGATATTACTTCAGTAAAACCTGGACTTATTAAGTCGATAGGAATTCAGACTTCTGGAACTCAGTACCGTGTAGGTGATAAAGTCGTATTTAATAATACTAATACTGAAGGGGATTTAGGATCTGCTATTGTTTCTAAAGTTATCGGAAAAGATGTTACTAATGTAAGTGTTGCGACAAGTACAGTAACTTCTATGGAGATCTTCCCTAGAGAAAAGGGACAATATATTCTTTATGCTAATAAACCACATGGATGGTCTAATAATGACTTAGTTACAGTTAGTGGACTTTCTACAACTTCTTCGGGAATTGGTGGAGTTTATAAAGCAGGAATTACATCTAACAGTTATAAATTAATTGGTTTTGGTACTCAACCTACTGGAATTGGTACTGATGGAGTAACTGGAATTATTACTTATTTTAATATCAATGGAGATTTTACTAGTATAGATCCTAATGATATTTTAAGAATAGGTACTGAGAAAATTAAGGTATTGCAAGTAGAACCTGAAAACAATCGTATTAGAGCTCTTAGAGCACAAGAAGGTACTACAGGTGCTGCTCATACCGTAAGCACAGTTCTTTTTGACGATCCTAGAAAATTAATAATTAATGCTGGATTTAATACAACATATACTGTTAAGCTTAATACAGAAATTTATTTTAGTCCTAACGTTACTGCCTCGGTTGGATCGACTATTATAACCCCTGCTGGACTTGCCATTGGCGATACAGCAACAGCAACAGCAACACTTGGTGCAGGTACTTCTGAAGGAAAGGTAATTAGTATAACAGTAACTGATGGTGGTACAGAATATGCATCAGTGCCTACAGTTACGTTCAGTGATCCTTCAGGAACTCAACCTTCCGCAACAGTTGGTCTTGGTACTACTTCTATTACTGCAGCAGCAACTGCTACTGTAGGTGCTATAGGTGCTGCAGGGACTTTTTATGGAACAGTAACTGCTACTAGTATAACATCTGTTGGTGCTGGATATACTTTAGCACCTACAGTTACATTCTCTGCTCCTACAGGTATAACGGGTCTTGCAACAGTTGGATTAGCTACAGTAGGAACAGGTGGCACAACTAGGTTATTAGCATCATCCGTATCCATCGGCAATTCTGGACTGGGATATATAACTGCTCCTACAATTACTATTAGCAGTTCTTTCCTTTCATCAGGTGGAATTCAAACAGCAGTAGGTATAGCAACTGTTAATTCTACTGGTATTATTACTGCAATTTCATTTGATCAAGCTGATCCATGGTCTGCAGGAACTGGTGCTACAGTTGGTTTTGGATATAGTACTGCACCTACACTTACATTCTCTGCTCCTAACGGTCTTGCTACAGCAGCAGGTATAGCAAGTCTATCTGGAGATTCTGTAAATTCAATTCTTGGAACTAATGCTGGTGTTGGTTATAGCACTGCACCTACTATCACTTTCAGTGCTCCTACTACATCAGGAATAGGTAGTACATCTGTTGTTCCTGGATCTGTATCAATTGCTAATTCTGGACTAGGATATGCAACTGCTCCAACAATCACGGTCTCTGCTCCTCCCTCAGGTACAACAGCAGTAGGTATTGCAACTATCAATAGTATTGGTATGGTTACTGCGATATCATTTAATAGTGTTGATCTATGGGCAGTTGGAGCAGGTGCAACAATTGGTAGTGGATATACTTCAGCACCTACACTTTCATTCAGTGGACCTAGTATTGCTCTCGGACTTACTACAGCAACAGCAACAGCAGTATTAACTGCTGATGTTGTAACTTCATTAACTCTTACCAATGCTGGTTTTGGATATACAACTGCCCCTACAATTACAATTGTTGATCCAGATCAAGCTCCAGTTTATCAAACTGGTGTTGGTCTAGGTGCTACTGTACAACTTAGTAATAGTCCAAATTATCCAAATAAGAGAACCGTAGGAACACCTGCTGGTGGTTTCCCAAGAGGTAGAGGTACTGCTGGTGCTGGACTTACTGAAGTTAAGGTTCCCTTTAAAACTATATTCCTTCCTAATCATGGATTTGAGACTGGTGATCAAGTAGAATATTATCCTAATTTAGGATCAGGTATTTTAGTAAGAGATGATGTTGTTACACAAACAGGTAGTAATTATGTTGGTAATACTACATCCATTTTACAAAGTGGTGAGAAACTTTTCATTGCTAAAGTAAGTGATAATTTAATTGGAATTGCCACAGTTTTAGTTGGATTAGATACTTCAGGTAATAATTTTGTTGGTGTTGCTGAGAGTGTTAGACAATCATCAACTTTAAATATTATCGGTATTGGAACAGGACTAGAGCATAGTTTTAAAACTGTTTATAATCCAATTACAGCAGATGTTGCTAGAAATTTAGTTACAGTATCTACTGGAAGTAGTCATGGATTATTAAAAGATGATGAGATAGATTTAACTATAAATCCTTCATCTATATCAACAACATTTACTGTTAAGTATAATGATTTTAATAGAAGAATTATAATTAATCCAAAAGACTTTACTGCTGCTGGAATAAACACTACAACTAATGAAATTACTATCACTAATCATGGATTAGTAACTGGTCAAGAGATTATTCATACTGCAACAACATCTTCTGTTGGTTTAAGTAATAATGCAATTTACTATACTATTATAATTGATGAAAATACAATTAAATTAGCAGATACTAATTATAATGCAACTTTATTAAAACCAATTACTATTGGAATTACTAGTGCATCTGCGGGAACTATTAATCCAATAAATCCTCCAGTAAGAGTTTATAGAAATCAATCTGCTATATTTGATCTTAGTGATTCTTCTTTAGGATATGTAAATCAAACAACTACATATTCAGCATTTGATCTTAATTTCTATACAGATAGGAATTTAACTGAAAAATGGGAAACTGATAAAACTGATGAAACATTTAATGTTACTAAAGTTGGAAAAGCAGGTGTAGATGCTAATGCATCAGTTACTCTTTCAGTTAATGAATATATCCCTAATATTCTTTATTATACACTTGATGTATTAGAAGAAAGTGATACTCCTTTAAGCAAAAGATCTATTATTAAAAAAGACACTTTAGTTAATGATGCAAGTGAAGTGCAAACCGTATCAAGTAGATATAATGGTAAATTTAATGTTTCTGTTGGGGCAACAAATACTTTTAATTATACAGTATCACATAAACCAGAAGCAACAGAATATACATCAACTACCTCAATTCTGAGTTATGAAACAGAGTCTTCAACTGCATTTGGTGGAGTATCAGGATTTGAGATAAGAGATGGTGGTAGAAACTATTATTCGGTTCCTGGAATTGCTACTATTACGTCAGATACAGGAAAAGGAGCTCTTATTAATGTAGAAAGTGAATCTATAGGTAAAATTAATAAAGTTCATATTAAAGATATTGGATTTGATTTCCCATCCGATCCTACATTAAGTCCAAGTGTTGGATTACCTCAAATTATAACAATAGAAAATCTTGCATCTATTAAATCAATAGGAATAAGTTCTGTGGGTAGAGGATATACTACAGCACCAAAACTTCTTGTTTTTGATGGTATAACCAATAAGAGAGATTATGATATTGATCTTGATTATTCATTAGGTGATCAGCAAGTAACTATTCTCAAGAATACTAAAGGTTTAAGTAATGTACAACCAACTATTATCCCAACTAATGCAAGTAATGGAGTAGGAATTAATACAGTTGGATTTAATACAACTACTAAAGATGTAAGTGTAACTTTATCGGTTGGATTTAGCACTGCTGGATCTTTCCCATTCTCGGTTGGTGATAAGGTACTTGTAGAGGGTGTAAGTGTTGGTCTTGGTACAACTGCAAGAGGATATAACTCTGCGGAATATGACTATAAGTTATTTGAGATAACTGCTGTTGATCCAAATATTGGTGGACTTGGTATTGTTACTTATAGTGTTTATAATGAATTTAAAGATTTAGATCCTAGAGTAACACCTGGTCAATATAATGAACAAAATTCCGTCGGTAGATTAATACCTGAAAAGTATTTCCCAATATTTAATATTAAATTAGGTATACATGATTATCTCAAAGGAGAAACAGTACAATCTGATTCTGCTATTGGTACTGTTGAGAATTGGGATTCTAAGTTAGGAGAATTAAGAGTTTCTGCTAGTGAAGACTTTACAGTTGATGAAACAATTAAAGGATTGAGCTCAGAGACATTAGGAATTGCTTCTTCTATAAGAACATATGATGCTTCTATAAAAACAAATATTTTCACTAAGGTTAATAAAGGATGGGAAACTGATTCTGGTGTTCTTAACTATAATATGCAAAGAATACAGGATAGTTACTATTATCAGAACTTCTCATATTCATTAAGATCTAAAGTAGCATATCAAACTTGGAATGATGTTGTAAGTGCATTAAATCATACTACAGGACATATTAAATTCTGTGATCTACAACTTGACTCTATTAATGATAATGTAATGAGTGTTGGTTTAACTACTGAGACAACTTCTTATGAAATTGTTAATGATCTATATGGTATTGGTAATTTAAACTGTGTTCATGACTTTGATCTTGTAACAGAAAATTCTAAAAATGTTGGAAATGATATAGTTTCTGATGAAATAATATTTGCAAGTAGAATTCTAACTGATTATGATGAATCTGTTGGTAATAGAGTTTTATCAATTGATGATATTAGTGGATCATTTAATCATCGCCCTAGAGCAACTCAATTTAGTATAGCTAATGAGTTTGATTTATCAACCACTAGAGCAAGGAAATCTTTCCATTTTATTATGGATAAGAGATTTACTGGCGAAAGGCAGTTAACGGTTACTAATGTAATTCATGATAATATGTTTGGTTACCTTTCTCAGTATGGTAACGGTGGTAGTGTTTATGATATCGGATCATTTGATTTTGCAATCGCTGGCGGTAAAGGTCAATTACGTTTCTATCCAAGAAATTATAAAGTTAATGATTTCCATATTACTACTGTTTCATATAATCTAGAAGATGAATATCTAGGAATTGGTACTACTTCTGTTGGTGTAGCACTGATAGAATCTCATAGTACAGAGGCAGCTAAGGCAGATGCTTCTACTGTTATTGTTGGAATTGCAAGTACATATCGTTCTGCGAAAGTATTAGTTTCTATTAATCCTGATCAGTCTAAAATAACCACTGGAGAATTTGAGTATGATGAATTAAATATTATACATGATGGTAGTACTATAGATCTTGTAGAATATGATCAATTAGTTACTCTTCCTGGAAATTATACATCGTCAGGAGTTGGAACTTATTCAGTTGGTTATAGTGGTAGTGATATCCAACTTTCATGGCATCCAGATAGTAGTAATGCTGGTGTTGGAACCACTGCTGTTATTAATACAATTACCATTGGTATTGGTAATTCTGATTACAGTGGAGTTGGAACTTTCACTATGAAGCATAGTAAGTTTAATACAAAGTCTACTACTATTGCTGCTGCCTCTGTTGGTACAACAAGTGTTATTGGAGAATACATTACTCAAATAGATTCTGCTACAGATGGTTATGATGCTGGTTACTTTATAGTACAACTTACAGATACTACAAATGGTTCTTATAACATGGCAGAGATGCTTGTTATGGATGACTACCTGTTAGCAGAGGAAAGTGGAGATACAATAGATCTTGAGTATGGTAATATTGGTGTTTCAGGAATAGGAACATTAGGTTCTAGAATAGTTGCTGATACAAATGCAGGTATAGCAACAGTTCAGTTATTATGCACCCCTACAGCAAGTATTGGTATCCAAGCACAAGTGTTTATGCAAGCACTTAAAATTGAAGATGATACTAAACAAAATATGTCATTTGATAATGGTGCTGTTACCAGTGAATATAGTGATTATGAAGGAACTGAAAGAGATGTTAAGAAAGCATTTGATATTCAGCATGAAACCACTCCAATCTTTGATAGAAGTTTCACTGGTAATAGTGATGCTATTGTAAGTGTTGCGAATAATACAATTGATATTCCAAATCACTTCTTTGTAACTGGTGAAAAAGTCACATACACTCATGTAGGAACAGGTAGTTCTGGTGCTGTAGGAATTGCTGCTACAAACGGATTTGCGGGTGTTGGTAATACTACTCTTTTACCATCTGATGTGTTTGTTGTTAAAATAAATGAGGATAAGATTAAATTAGCAGCAACAGCTGAAAAATCTTTAAGATCAATTGCTGAAACTGTCACTATTACAACAGTTGGTGTAGGTACATCTCATAGATTTACATCCACAAATCCAAATGCAAAAGTACTTGTTAGTTTAGATAATATTATACAATCACCTGTTGTAGCAACAGCAGTAACAACTCAATTAGCAGTTGCTGCTAAAACAACTGATGATATTGTTTTCTTTACTGGAATTACTTCCTTTACAGGTGCTGATCTGTTTAGAATTGGTAGTGAAATTATGAGAATCGACTCTGTTGGTGTTGGTAGTACCAATGCTGTAAGAGTACGTAGACAATGGTTAGGAACAAATCTTGCAGGGCATTCTACAGATTCATTAGTAACTAAGGTTAATGGTAATTATAATATTGTTGAGAATGTTCTAAACTTTACAGAAGCACCTTATGGAAATACTCCTCTAAGTACAAGCACTAATCCACCAGATAGTAGAGATTGGACTGGAATAGCAACTTCATCTAGTTTTAGTGGTAGAATGTTTATGCGTTCTGGTGAAACTGATACTTCTAATGAAACATATTATCAGAATTATATTTTTGATGATATATCACAAGATTTTAATGGAACTACCTCAAGTTTTGATCTTAAGACTAGTGGATCCAATGTAACTGGAATTGCTACTGAAAATGCAATTATTCTTCTTAACGATGTATTCCAAGGACCTGTTCTTAATTATGACTTAACTGAGAGTGCTGGAATTACTAGTATTACATTTACTGGAGCAGGAACATCAATCGCTGCTGATGTTAATACCTCACAATTACCTATTGGTGGTGTAATTGTTTCTGTAGGTTCTACAGAGGGTATGGGATATCAACCTATAGTTGCTGCTGGTGGTACTGCAGTTGTTTCTTCTGCAGGTACTATCAGTGCTATTACCTTAGGATATGCTGGATCTGGGTATAGATCTGGTATTGGACAAACTGTTAGAGTTGCTATTCAAACATCAAGTCTTACTGGCGCAGAAGTTGTAAGATACGGAACTGCTACAATTGGTAGTGCTGGAGCTATTACTGGAATTGCAATTACTAACACAAATGTAATTTACAAACCAAGAGATATACAAAATGTTGGATATAATTCTGTAACTGGTATAACAACAATTACTACTGCAGTTGCTCATGGATTGGATAATGGAGAAGCAATTAAGTTAAGTGGAATTGCATTCACTTGCGACTATGCTTCAGCAGTAAGTATCTCCACTGTTGGTTATACAACATCAACTGGTATTATGACCGTCAGTACTTACAGTGCTCACGGTCTATCTACAACTGGATCTAGAAGTCAAGCAATCTTTACTGGGTTAGCATTTACTTGTTCTTTAGATAATGGTGTTTATCAACACATTTATCCAAGAAATAGAGATAGAGTATTTAATACTGCTGTTTCTGTTGCATCAACAACTTCTACTACTATCACCGTAGATGTTACTGCTGCTAAGTCACTTGATCAATATGTTCATACATTTGTAGGACCAGGAACTGAAGCAGTGATTGCTGGTGGAACTTATGGTCATAAGTTTATTGGTATTGCTCAAAGTGCTGTAGTGTCTGGTGGTGATTACCTCCATACATTTGTGAGTTCTGGTGTTGGTAGTGTCACTGTTACGGGTATTGGAACCACCACCGCTACAGGTGCTACTTATGATGCATCTACAGGTGATTTGATTCTAACAATTGTTGGTCATGGTGCTACAACAGGTAATACGATTGGAATTGCTACTGGTGGTATAGTCTTTACATGCTCAATGGATGATAACGGAACCAATCATCCTTATCCTCGTTCTACTGATCCTCTTGCTGGATATGGAACGACTGATATTAGTTCAGTTACTGATAATACTATTACAATTAATGTTGGTACATCTAAGACAGTTCCACATGCTGTAGAGGATGCGGTTTATGACGCTCCTACAGGTATATTAACCATGACAATACCATCTCATGGTTTATCAAGTAATCGTAGCATTAGATTGACTCCATACAGTTTATCATTTACTTGTGATATGGATCAGCATGGAAGTATCCATACATATCCAAGAATAACTGATCCAGCATACAATACAGCAGTTTCTATCTCTGCTACAACAACAGATACAATAACTGTAAACGTTGGAGCATCTACACAAACGAAGTATAATGTCACCGCAGCTAATTACGGTGCTGCTACAGGTATTTTAACAATGACCGTTGGTTCTGGTCATAGTATTACTGCTGGAGACAGTATTAAATTTAAGAAAGAAGGTTTAACCTTTACATGTACTAAAGATGGTAATTCTACTAGACATAAGTATCCAAGAGAAGGTGATCCCACTTATAATGGAGTTGATGTATTAAAGATTAATAGTACTACTGAATTTGAGGTTAATATTGGTATCTCTACAGTATTAAGTCATTACACTGGTGTAGGAACTGCAAAAGTACAACCTGTTATTATTGCTCCAAGAGCAGTTAATAACTCTGCTAGTGGAACAGATAAAGCAGAACCTGGTGTAAGTGTTTTGTCTGTCATTGATGATTATTCATTCATTGTTGACACTGGAGTTTCTACTCTTCCTCATAATTATGCTAGAGGTGGAACAATCTCTAAACCAATGAAAGTAGTCATTGACGAACCACAGTCTTACACAAATATTCCTCTAGATTATGCTACTCCTGCTGTTGGAGTTGGAACCAATGCTACTATTGATATTGTTGTAAGTCTAGGTGGTAGTGTAAGAGATTTTAAACTTAATAATTCTGGTAATGGTTATGGTAACCTAGAAACACTACGTGTTCCTTTCGGCGGAACAACTGGAATTCCAACAACTTCTTCCTTTACTAATAATCCATTTGAGTTAACTATTGATCAAATTTATAGTGATGAGTTTACTGGATGGTCATTAGGAACCCTAGAGTCTCTAGATGATTGGAATAGTAAGTTTGATGGAAATACAACTGTATTCCAATTACAAAGGGCAGGAGATACACTTTCTATTAGATCTTCTAAAGGATCTAAAATTAATGTGCAGGATGTTATCCTTATCTTTATTAATGATATCATGCAAGTTCCTGGTGAGGGATATACATTTACTGGTGGTAGTAATGTAACATTTACAGAAGCTCCTAAGGTAGGAGATACCTCTAAGATTATCTTCTATAAAGGAAGTGGTGGTATTGACGTTGTAGCTAGAGAAATTATTGAAACTGTTAAGAAAGGAGATGATTTGACCATAGAAAATGGTTCAGAACCATTCTACATGGGAGAAAATGTAAGGGGTGTTAGCACAGTATCCTCTACAGATACAGTAAATACTGTTCCTTATTATGGTCCAGGTAATACTGAAAATGAAAGTCTTTTAAGACCAGTTGTTTGGTGCAGACAAACTGAAGATAGAGTTATCAATGAAGAATTGGTAGGAAAAGATAGAGAACTTTATAATGCTAATATAAATCCTACTGCTTTTGCTCTTAATAGTGTTGGAATTGGATCTACTGTAATTTTTGTTTCTAATGTAAGACCATTCTTTGATCCTACAAATGAAAATGGAAGTGCTACTTTAAGAAGCACAATTCAGGATAAGATTGATATTCTTCCTCAATTAACTAGAACAGGTGCTGCTGGAACAGCATTAGTTTCTACAGCAGGAACAGTAACTGGAGTTACACTATCTACGGGTGGTGAGGGATATACAACTGCTACGGTAAGTTTTGCATCTACCACTGGTGTTTCTACTTCTTCTCAGGCAATGGGATCAGTAACTGTAGCATCAGGATCTATAACTGCTATTGCGATTACAAATCCAGGAGTTGGTTATACCCAAACAAGTGTCCCTCTTGTAAGTATTTCTCCACCTACACTTATTTCTGAAACAGATACTGTAAGATCATATGCTGGTGATTCTGGTAATATTGTTGGATTTGGAACTACTACAATTGGTAGTGGAACTCAATTGATATTTGATTTATTCATTCCTCTTGATTCTTATCTAAGAGATACAACTCTTACTGGAACTGCTGTTACTATCTGTGGTTTAACTACAGGTGCTATGTTTATGGTCTATGATTCTAACGTTGGTGTTGGATCTACAAGAGTTACTTCGGTAAATAGTGGAGATGAGACAATCGGAATCGGACACTCATATGTAGATAATGTGTATGAAGTTGCTGATTGTGAAGGTCAATATATAAATGTGACAGGTGTTGGATTTACCTATATTAAACGGGTATTCGCCAAGATTGATGGTGAAGTTTCTGGATCATACTCTGGAATTACTTCTTCCAATTATCAAGGTTCCTTTAGTTGGGGTAAAATTATCGTTTCTAGATCTGAAGAAAATGCTTATACTGCTTATACACAGAGTGGTATTGGTACAAATAATCTAACTGGAATATCAACTTCTTTCATCATTAGAAGAACAAATCCTCTTAAATCTAAGAGTTATACTTAATCCTTAATAAATAAATAAAAACTTTCAAAAATGGCCGCAATTATAACTGACCAAATTAGAATACTTAATGCGAAGAATTTTCTTTCTGGGGTAACATCTACCGCAAACGCATATTATTCTTTCATTGGTCTGCCCAATCCCACTGATATTGAAAGTACTTGGGATACAAGTCCACCTTCACCAAAGGACAACTTTGATGAGGAAGATAATTATTGGGACACAATGATTGCGTTGAAGAAAATTAATTCTTCAGATGCTAGACAAGTTGTTACTAGAAGATTATGGACATCGGGAACAACTTACGATATGTATCGTAGTGATTATAGTAGAACTAATACTGCTAAGGTATCTGGTGCGACTAATTTATATGCTGCTACTTATTTTATTATAAACAGTGATTATAGAGTTTATGCTTGTTTACATAATGGTATAGATCCTGATAACCCCAATGGAAAACCATCTTTGGATGAACCCACATTTACTGATTTAGAACCTAGGAAAGCTGGTACTAGTGGTGATGGATATATTTGGAAATATCTTTATACTATTAAACCAAGTGATATTGTAAAATTTGAGTCTACTGATTTTATTCCTGTTCCTACTGATTGGTCAACAAATTCAGATGTTGCTTCAGTAAGAGATAATGCTGTAGATGGTGCAATTAAAATTGTAACTATCACTGATCGTGGAGTTGGTTTAGGAACTGCTAATAGCACTTATACTAAAGTTCCAATTTTTGGTGATGGTACAGGTGCAGAATGCACTATTGTTATTAATAATGATCAAAAAGTTTCTGATGTAACTGTTTCTACAGCAGGACAAAATTATACTTACGGTAATGTTGATTTAGAAGCAGGTGGAGTTCCTACTGGAACTACTAGACCAACATTTGATGTCATCATACCACCACCAGGTGGACATGGAAAAGACATTTATAGAGAACTTGGTGCATTTAATGTCCTTTTATATTCTAGAATTGAGAATGATATTGAGAATCCTGATTTTATAACAGGAAACCAAATTGCTAGAGTTGGTGTTATTGAAAATCCTAAAGCAACGTCAGGAGCACTTTTATCTGCTGATAAAGCAAGTGCTGTTGGTGCTTTGAGGTTAACAGGTGCTGGTTATAGTTCTGCCACATTTGATGCTGATGCGTATTTTACTCAAACTGTATCTGCAGGAACTACTGCAGCGGCTAGAGTTGTTAACTATGATCAAACCACTGGGGTTTTAAAATATTGGCAAGATAGAACTGTGGCTGGTTTTAATACCGTTGGCACAGCACAAACAAATCCTACTTATGGATATAATCTAACAGCATTTACTGCCAGTCCTGGAACTAATGGTAGTTTAACTATTACTCCAACTAGTGGTTCTAATTTAGCCATAGATACTTCCTTTACGGGTGTCTCTACTGTAATAAATAATAGGACATACTACCTTGGACAGGAGTTTACCAGTGGGTTAGCTTCTCCTGAAGTTAAACCATACTCAGGAAATATAGTATATGTTGATAATAGACCTTCAATAACTAGGTCTACGAATCAAAAAGAAGATATTAAAGTTATTTTGCAGTTTTAAATAATCATGCCACAGCAAACCAATCTAAACGTATCCCCATATTTTGACGATTACGATCCTGCAAGTGATTATCATAAGGTGCTGTTTAAACCTGGATATCCTGTTCAGGCAAGAGAACTAACTGGTCTTCAGTCTATACTGCAAAATCAAATTGAGAAATTTGGTCAACATTTCTTTAAAGAGGGTGCTAAGGTAATACCTGGAAACACTGGATATAACCAGTTATATTATGCTATTCAATTAGATAATAATTTTCAGGGTATTCCTGTATCTGCATATGTAGATCAATTAATCGGAACAAAAATTACAGGATTAACTTCTGGTGTAACTGCTGTTGTAGATAAGGTTTTACTTCCAGAAGATTCTGAAAGAAATAATTTAACACTTTATATAAACTATCTTAATTCAAATACTAGCAATAATTCTACTCAAACATTCTCTGATAGTGAAGAGTTATCATGTAGTGAAATAGTTACTTCTGGACTTTTAGGTAATACTACTATAGCAGTTGGTAGTCCTATCGCTGTAACTTTAGCAACTGATGCAGCTGCAACGGGATGTTCTTTCCAAATTCAGGAAGGGGTTTATTTTATTCGTGGAAATTTTGTCACTGTACAAACTGAAACTTTAATTTTAGATCAATATACTGCTAATCCTAGTTATAGAATAGGTTTAAATGTACAAGAAAGAATAATTACTGCAGATTTAGACGATACTTTAAATGATAATTCTCAAGGGTATAATAATTATGCTGCACCAGGAGCAGATAGATTACAAATATCAACTACACTCTTTAAGAAATCTTTAGAAGATTTTGATGATGATAATTTTGTAGAACTAGCAGCAGTTAATAATGGTGTTTTAAAATCCGTAAGTAGGTCTGGGTTTGGTGTAGGTCCTAATGGTGGAGTATTTTACGAAGATTTAACTAATGTTCTTGCTAGAAGAACTTATGACGAATCTGGTGATTATACTATTAGACCTTTTGACCTTACCGTATTAAATTCATTAAACAATAATACTGGAAATAGAGGTGTATATCAAGAAGATCAGTTTACTGCTGGTGGAGATACTCCAAGAGATGATCTTATGCTTTATAAGTTGTCTCCAGGTAAAGCTTATGTTCGTGGTTATGAGTTAGAAACTTATCAACCAACATTTTTAGATTCACCAAAACCAAGAACAGTTAATACAATCAGTGATCAAAATATAATTTATAATACTGGTCCAACATTTAAATTAAATAATGTCTATGGATCTCCAACTGTTGGTACAGGTAATACCTACTATGTTACTCTAAGAGATCAAAGAGTTGGTGTTACATCTACAAGTCCAGGTGGAAATGAGATTGGTGTTGCTAGAGTATATGATATGTCATTGGAGTCTGGATCATATAATTCAGTAAGACAACTAAATCAGTGGGATATTTCTCTTTATGATGTTCAGACTACAACTAATATTACTTTAAACCAACCTACCACTCTTTCTACTCCAACTTATATTAAAGGTTTGAATAGTGGTGCTACTGCGTTTCTTAAAGATTCTGTTACTGCAGGAGCAGGTTTAACTGTATATGAAACTACGGGTACTTTCATTCCTAATGAAGCATTATCTTTTAATGGAATTAAAAATGGAAGAGTTGCTTTAGCTATTACTGCTCATACTATTAATGATATAAAGTCAATATTTGCAACAGATGATGGAGCAGTTGGATCTGCTAAAACTTTTTCTGCAGATATTATGCAGAAGACAGAATTTAATGTTGGTTTAGCAACTATATCTGGACAATCCACTGGTGTATGTACAATTACTGCTGCCAATCCTGATTTTGTGGGTCTGGTAACAACTGGTGATTTAGTTAGTTTCCATGATTCATCAAAATCTGTAGATCCTATATTTGGTAGAATAACTGCTATTAATAGGGATGCTGAAAATGATGCTGCTTCTAGTGTTGCTATAGTTGGTGTTCATACTCAAAGTGGAATTGTTGCTGGTGATATACCAACTGCAGGAAGCACAGTTATAAATGATCTTAAGGTATTGACAACAGATCTTGCCCCAAATACAGATCCTACTCTTTATACCATACTTCCCAAAAATCATATTGCTGATGTTGATTTAAATGCGGCATCTCTTTCTATAAGAAAGTCCTTCACTGTTAATATTACTAGTAATAAATTATCTAGTGAAGTTTCTTGTGGATCCAGTGAGTCTTTCTTAGCATTTGATGAGGAAAGATATTCTTTAATTAGATCTGATGGTAACATAGAAGCACTAGATGCTAGTGATTTCCAATTTAGCGATGTTCGTACTTTACAGATTTATAATTTAGGTGCGAATGATACTGGAGCACAATTAGTTACTACTGTTAAACAATTAAAACCAAAAGCAAAAGAAAAATTATTTGAGAAAGTTAATTCTATAATTGTTACTAAATCAAATACAGAGGGTTCTGGTATTGGTACTACCACATTTAATGATGGATTGGAATATGGCACTTTCCCATATGGTACAAGAGTTCAGGATGAAGTAATTTCTCTGAATACTCCTGATATTATCAATGTTCAGGGTATCTATGAGTCATCTGATACAGGAAATCCATCTGCACCTAAGATGATTCTTACATCTCTTACAAGTAATTCGACTACAACTGCAGAATTAGTAATGGGTGAGAGATTAGTTGGTCAAGTATCTAATACAGTTGCAATTCTTGCAGAAAAAATTTCAAATTCTGCTTCTGAAGTTGCTTATATTACCAAAAATGATAATGTATTTAAAGAAGGAGAAGATGTAGTTTTCCAAGATTCTAAAGTAAGAGGAACTATACAGACATTATCAGCACCAAGTTTTGATATATCTAACAATTATAAGTTTACTACAGGTCAAGAATCTACTTTCTATGACTATGGTACTATTAAAAGAAAGCAGGATAGTGATGCTCCTAAGAAAAGAATAAAAGTTTATTTTGGTAGTGCATATTATTCTACTACTGATGATGGTGATATTACTACAGTAAATTCTTATAAGAAATTTAATTATGGATCAGAAATCAGAATGGTTAATGGTGTAAGAAACTCTGATATGATTGATATCAGACCTAGAGTTTCAGATTACACAACTGCTTCTACAAATACCAGATCTCCATTGGAGTTTTATGGTAGGTCATTTGATGGTGCAGGTAATTCTGCTGGAAGTATTTTAGCATCTGACGAAGCTATTAATATTACTTACTCACATTATCTTGGAAGAATGGATAGAGTTTTCCTTACTAAAGATGGAAAATTCCAAGTAAAATATGGACAACCTGCTGAACAACCAGAAAGACCAAGCCCAGTAACAGATGCAATCGAACTTGCTACTATTACTTTACCTCCATATCTCTATGATGTAGGACAAGCAAATCTCAGATTTATGGAACATAAGAGGTTCCGTATGAAAGATATCAAGAAACTTGAGAATAGAATCAAGAATCTTGAATATTATACAGCACTCTCTATGTTAGAGACAAATACTGCAAATATGTTTGTTGCTGATAGTGATGGATTAAACAGATTTAAGTCTGGTTTCTTTGTAGATAATTTTAATACTATTAAAGCACAAGAAGAGCAATTAAAAATCAATAACAGTATTGATGCAAAGAATAAGCAATTAAGACCTAGGCATTATACTAATGCTGTTGATTTAATGTTTGGTCCTGTAACCAATGTAGATCCAACTGCCGATTTAGCATTCTCTACTATTGAAGGACTTAATGTAAGAAGAGCAAATGATACTGTAACTCTCGATTATTCTGAAGTTGAATATATTAAACAATCTTTTGCCACAAGATCTGAGAGTGTAACTCCATTCTTAATTAGTTTCTGGCAAGGAACCTTAGAATTGACTCCAGCATCAGATACTTGGATTGACACTGCTAGATTAGAAGCAAAAATTATTGAGACTGAGGGTAACTTTAATGAAGTAATGGCAAATGCGAGAGAAACTATGAATGTAGATCCTCAAACAGGATTTGCACCAATGGTTTGGGATTCGTGGCAAACTAATTGGACAGGAACAACTACAAGACAGTGGAATAATACTTCTACAACAACCACTTCAGGTCCTAGATGGGGACAAGGTGGTTGGATTAATGGAGTTGATAATGATAACCCTGCACGTTGGATTGAGAGTCAGACCACTACTACTTCTCAAGATACTGTACAGGAAACGATACAGACTGGTGTAGAAACTAGAAATGGATTGAGAACTATTGTTACTGAACAATGGGATAATGAATCTGTAGGAGATAGAGTTGTAAGTAGAGATCTTATTCCTTTCTGTAGGTCTAGGAATGTTACTTTTGAAGGTAAGAAGATGAAACCTTTGACAAGGTGTTATGGATTCTTTGATGGTCAAGATGTAACTAAGTATTGTGTTCCTAAACTTATAGAAATTTCTATGAAGACTGGTACATTCCAAGTTGGAGAAAAGATTACAGGAACAACAATTAATGCATTTAGTGGCGGACCTGGAACAAATAGAGTTTTCTATGCTAGAGTTGCACAATCAAATCATAAAGAAGGACCTTATAATGTTGCATCTAAGGTATTCGTTAATAGTCCTTATACTAACCAACCTATTCCTTCGACTTATTCATCTACTTCGGATATTTTAAATATAGATTTATATTCTATGTCAAGTGAGGCACAAGGGGAATATTATGGTTATACTGAAACTGATATGGTTCTTAAAGGAGAAACTTCAGGTGCAGAAGCAACTGTTACTAATTTAAGACTTATTTCTGATTTAGGAGCAGATTTATTTGGAAGTTATTATATTCCAGATCCAAATAATGTTAATCATCCTAGATTTGAAACTGGTACAAAGACATTTACCTTAGTAAATGATGAAGATAATAATCAGGATGATGCTAATACAGTGGCAGAGGAAGCATACACTGCATCTGGAACATTAGAAACTGTCCAAGAAAATATTATTTCTGTAAGGAATGCTAGACTTGAGCAAAGACAAGAATTCCAAGAAAGAAATGTAAATAGAACTCTTGGAACCGAAGTGGTTGCTAGTAATGTAGTTGGACAATCTACTCAAGATAATGTTGTTGGTTGGTATGACCCTCTTGCACAATCATTCTTAATCGAAGATACAACTGGTGTCTTTGTAACCAAGTGTGATGTATTCTTCCGTTCTAAGGATGATATGGATATACCTTTGGTATTCCAAATTCGTTCTATGAAGAATGGATTCCCAACACAACATATTCTTCCTTTCTCTGAAATTGTATTATCTCCTGATGATATTACTACCTCAGGTGATGGATCAGTTGCTACTACTATAGAATTTAAAGCACCTGTTTATTGTGAGGGTGGTCAAGAGTATGCTATGGCATTAGCATCCAACTCAACCAAGTACAGTGTATACATTTCACGTATTGGTGAGCAAGATTTACTTACTCAAACTTACATATCTAACCAGCCTTATTTGGGATCTTTATTTAAGTCTCAGAACGCTTCTACATGGGAAGCAAGTCAGTGGGAAGATTTAAAATTCACTCTTTATAGAGCAGATTTTGTGGATGAAGGAACTGTAGAATTCTATAATCCAAAATTGACTAAAGGAAATAAGCAAATTCCTAAATTAATGTCAAATCCTTTAGAATTCGTATCTAAAGAAATAAGAGTTGGACTTGGTACTACTACAGCAGATTCTACATTAGAATTTGGTAATACTGTTTATCAGATGGGAACTCTTGCAACTGGTAATTTAGCAGGAGTAGCAGGTACTGCAGCTGGTCCAGGTTTAAATGTTATTAATGCTGGTCTTGGGTATTCTCCAATTGATGGAACAATGACCTTTAGTGGTGTTAATCTTGTTACTCTTACTGGTAGTGGGTATGGAGCACAAGCAGATATCTATATCTCTAGTGGATCTGTAGGTGTTGCTACTGTTGTAACTGGTGGTAGTGGATATCAAGTTGGAGATGTTGTTGGATTTACAACTCTTGGACTTAATTCTGTTGGACGGGGAGCAAGATTATCAATTGTTTCTATTGGTAATACAAGCGAACTAGTTCTTGATAGTGTTCAGGGTAATTTCGTTACAGGAACTGCAAATACTATGATGTATGTTCAGAGTGATGGAACAGTAAGAGAATTAAATTATGAGCATGGTGGAGATGTGCAAATATCTTCTACTTACGGTATTAGAGAAGTTACTGGTCAAGATGGTTTACATGTTAAGGTAAATCATAAGAATCATGGAATGTATTTCTCTGAGAACTCTGTTGAGATTTCTGGTGTAGAAACTGACGTAATACCAACCAAACTAGCTGTTGCATATAATCTTGGCGATACAGGATCTATATCGGTGGAAGATGCATCAGAATTCTCTACGTTTGAGAATGTTGGTGTAGGTACTACTAATACTGGTTTCTTACGCATAGGTCAAGAAATTATTGAGTATACTGAAGTTTCTGGTAATATAATCGGTGGTAATATTGTAAGATCTCAATCTGTAGTTGGTAGTGGTCCTGCTTTATCATATAATGTAGGTACACCAGTTTATAAGTATGAAGTTGGTGGAGTTAATTTGGCACGAGTTAATAAAACTCATGCTTTATCTGATGTAACTCTAACTGATCCAATTGACTTTGATTCATATCATGTGAAATTAGATATGTCTACCAAGTTTGACGCAAATGAAGCAAATGATGATAGAAGTAATGATACTGGATATCCTCAGTTATTTGTTAACAACAATAAATCTGCTGGTGGATATAATGCATATGCTTCTCAGAACATTGCTTTTGAGTTAATTACTCCTCAAGTTCACTCTATGACTTGTCAAGGAACTGCTCTTACTGGAGAACTTAGAAGCACCACTGCTAAGAGTATGAGTGGATCTGAAATTCCATGGATTGATAATGGTTTTGAGGCAATTGCACTTAATGAAACAAATTACTTAACCACTCCTCGCTTAATTGCTTCTAAAGTAAATGAGGATGCTAAATTGACTACTATTGCTGGAAGTAAGTCTATGCAAATGAGGTTATTCCTCAATACTGTTGATAGTCGTGTAAGTCCTGTAATTGATTCTCAAAGGATTAATACTATTCTGACTAACAATAGAGTTAATAAGGTTATTGATAATTATGCTACAGATGATAGAGCAAATTCAGCATTTATTGATCCAAGTGCATTCCAATATATTTCTAAAGAAATTAATTTAGAAAATAATGCAACTTCATTAAAAATAATTTTAGATGCTCATATACATCAAAGTGCTGATGTCAGAGCCTTCTATGCGATCAGTGATCGTCCAGGTATGGAACCAATCTTTACTCCATTCCCAGGATATAAGAATTTAAATTCTAGAGGACAAATTATCCAACCAGAAAATAGTGATGGTAGTTCGGATAAATTGGTTGATAAGTCAAATGACTATGGATTTGACTCTGCTACATTACATTTCCGTGAATATACATTTACAGAAGATGATTTACCCTCATTTACATCATATAGAATCAAACTTGTAATGACATCTACTAGTCAGGTATATGTACCAAGACTAAGAGATTTGAGAGTTATTGCTTTAGCATAATATGGATTACTATAAGATTGATGGGAATAAAGATTTAGCAAGAGATCCAGATACTGGATCCATTGTTAATGTGAATAATTTAGAATATCAGCAATATGTTTCTGTGAGAGAATCTAAAAAAGTGAAAAATGAATCTGTTGAACAAGATCTTGCTAATTTAAAAAGTGAAATGAATGAAATTAAATCTTTACTTAAGGAGTTAGTAAATGGCCACTAAAAAGATAACATTTGATCCAGATGCAGGTGTACCTGTTGCATCAAATTTAACAATCTATACTGGGGCCGATTTTAATGCTACCTTTGATGTTTATAATGTATCAAATTCAGCGTATAGTCTCGCTAACGGAGGATTTACTACTGATTGGAGTGGTTCGGCACAAATACAAAAAAGTGCTGGTGTAGCGGCAACAACGACCCCCTCAGCGACCTTTACTGTAGGGGTTACTACCGCAGGTAAGATTACATTAGCATTAGGTTCTACTGATACCGATAGTCTTTCTCAAGGAAGATATCTTTATAATGTTTTAGTTAGTAGTGGAGCAACAATCTATAATATGATAGACGGAAATATTCTTGTCTATACAGGCATTGCGTCTTCACCATAAATATATCAAGGGGCAATTGTGTAAATGGCAACACCATCAAGTAGATCAGAATTAGCAGATTATTGTAAACGACAACTGGGTGCTCCAGTGTTGGAGATTAATATTGCCGATGAGCAAGTAGAAGATATAATGGATGATGCTATCCAGTTTTTCCAAGAAAGGCATTTTGATGGAGTTAGTCAGTCATTTTTAAAATATAAAATCTCTCAAGATGATATTGATAGAGGTCTCGCAAATATGAGGGGTACGAGTGGTGATAAGAGAACTGGAATAACAACTGAAACTGCTACAACAGAGATTGTTGGAGTATCTACAACCTTTACTTTCTATGAGAATAGTAATTACTTACAAGTTCCTCCAGAGATTATTGGAGTAACAAAGATATTTCATTATGATGGTGCTAACACTATTACTAACAATATGTTTAGTGTTAAGTATCAGTTATTTTTAAATGACATATATTTCTGGGGTGCGACAGAAATGTTGACCTATGCAATGACTAAAACTTATCTTGAGGATATTAATTTCTTATTGACAACTCAAAAACAGATAAGATTTAATCAGAGGATGGATAGATTATATCTTGATATTGATTGGGGTGGTGTAACCGTTGGTGATTATTTTGTTATTGATTGTTTCAGGGCATTAAATCCTCATGATTATGCAAGAGTGTATAATGATTCTTTCCTCAAGAGATATACAGTTGCATTAATGAAACGTCAATGGGGACAAAATTTATTAAAATTCCAAGGAGTCAAATTACCTGGTGGTGTAGAACTAAATGGACGGCAAATCTATGATGATGCACAAAAGGATTTAGAAATCATCAGAGAGCAGATGTCTAACATGTATGAAATGCCACCTCTAGACATGATAGGATAGAGTTATGGTACTTAATCCTTTCTTTCAGCAAGGTGCTAAATCTGAACAAAGTTTAGTCCAAAGTCTTATCAACGAACAGTTGAAGATGTATGGTGTTGAGGTGCATTATTTACCTCGCAAATACATGACAGAGAAAACTGTTTTAAGAGAGGTAGTACAATCTAAGTTTGATGATGCATATCCATTAGAAGCTTATGTGGATACGTTTGATGGATATGGAGATAACCCAGTAATATTATCTAAGTTTGGTATAGAACAGAAGAACGAAATAACTCTCACTATTTCTAGAGAAAGATTTGAGGATTATCTTGCTCCTTTGATGAAGAATGAGGAGAATATAAAATTATCTACTAGACCTAAAGAAGGAGATTTAATTTATTTTCCTTTAGGTGATCGTTTATTTGAGATTACATTTGTAGAGCATGAGAAACCATTTTATCAGCTCCAAAAGATGTATGTTTATACTCTGAGATGCGAACTCTTCCGTTACGAGGATGAGGTTATTGATACAGGTATTGAGGAGATTGATAATGAGTTGGTAGGGGATGATTATGATGGAACTACTGATGATGGTCTTAATACCATTATTGGTCCAACACAGACCCTTACACTGGTCGGTAGTGCTTCTACAGCATGGGCATACACAGGTATAGTAACTTCTGGTGGTATTAGAAAGGTTGTTATTGCTAATAGAGGTGGTGGTTTCATATATCCCCCTAATGTGGGATTTGGATCTGCACCATCAACAGGTGTAACTGGTATTGGTTCAGTTCATGAAATGCTTGGTGGAATGACAGTATGTAATAAGAATGTTGCTAATAATATGAAGTCAATCCAAAGTATTGTTGTAGTAAATCCAGGTTCTGGATATACTGTTGCTCCAGGAATGGCAGTAACTGCTGTTGATAATTCAGGTGGAAGTGGATTTATAGGAACCGTACATATTGGTGATGGTACATTGGGTGTTGTAACTGTTACTGATGGTGGTGGTGGATTTAGTACATCTACTCCAACGGTTGCATTTAGTACTCCACTATCCTTTACTAATACTGGTATTGGTACAACTGCTGTTGGTGTTGCTGTTGTAAGTGCTGCTGGCACTGTTACATCCATTAGATACACTAACGCTGGTGCTGGTTATACTGCTGGTGACCTTCCAATCTCTGTTACCATTTCTTCTCCTTCTACAGATTCTACAGGAAATTATATCTTTAATGAACTTGTAAGAGGATCTACCTCTGGAGTAGAAGCAAGGATGAGAACATGGGATGCTACAACGAATCTTTTAGAGGTTGCGTCAGTAACTGGTACATTTATAATTGGAGAAACTATTGTTGGCACAGCATCTAGTGCATCCCGTGTCTTAAGGAAGAGAGATGAGGATCCATTGGATGATGGATTTGCAGATAATGCTGAGATAGAAACAAGAGCAGATTCTATAATGGACTTTACAGAACAAAACCCATTCGGTACTCCCTAAATATAATTTAATAGGACTATAACAATGTTTGAATATTTTTATAACGAAATTTTGAGGAGGACGATTATATCCTTCGGTACTCTTTTTAATGGCATTACTGTTAAACAAGAAGGATCTGAAATAAGAGTTCCTTTGGCATATGGTCCTACACAGAAATTCTTAGCAAGACTTACACAAACTCCTGACCTCAATAAAGCAACTGCAATTACTTTGCCACGGATGTCTTTTGAGTTTACAGGTCTTACTTATGATCCATCAAGAAAGGTAACTACTACTCAACAGTTTACAGTAAAGGATCCTACTGATGGAAGTGAGTCTAAAAAGGCATATATGCCCGTTCCTTATAATATGCAATTTGAACTTGCTATTATGTGTAAGTTAAATGATGATGCATTACAAATTGTAGAACAGATACTTCCTTACTTCCAACCTGCTTATAATGTTACAGTTACTTTAGTAGATACAATTAAAGAAAAAAGAGATATACCCATTGTATTAGAGAACATTACAATGCAAGATGATTATGAGGGAGACTTTACTCAAAGAAGAGTTCTTCTTTATACTCTAAGATTTACAGCAAAGACCTACATGTTTGGTCCTGTTCAGGCTGCTACCAAGGATATTATCAGAAAAGCAACTGTTACATATCTTGCTGGTGGTGCAAAAGCAGTCGAAAGAGATATTCAATATTCTGCTACTCCAAGAGCACTTAAGAGTTACACAGGCACTGTTCTTACCAACCTTGCAGCAAATGTAGAAATTGCTGATAATATAATTAAGGTAAATGATGCTAGTGGAATTACTGCCAATAGTACTTCATTAAGTTATCTCGATCTTGGTGGTGAACAGATATTTGTTACTAGTAAATCTGGTAATGACTTAAATGTTGAGAGAGGAAAAGATGGTACAACTATTGCATCTCATCTTGTAGGAGCACCAGTCAAGTCTATTACAGATTCTGATGATGCATTAATTCCAGAGGGAGATGACTTTGGATTTGATGGTACTACAATTGGATTTGCTGATTAATTAAGTGGTTATGACTAAAGAATTTAATAAATTAGATCAAACTTTTAATGTTGCTGCGGAAGTAGTAAAGGAAGAAAAGGCGGAAGTAATTCCAAAGGAAAAACCAGATAGATTAACTAAAGATGATATTACTAAAGATTATGAGTATACAAGAGGTAATCTTTATAGTATAATTGAGAAAGGACAAGAAGCAATTAATGGTATTCTTGAGATTGCTCAGGAAAGTGAAATGCCTAGAGCATATGAAGTTGCAGGACAATTGATTAAAAGTGTTTCTGATGCGACTGATAAATTAATTGATCTTCAGAAAAAACTTAAAGATGTTAATCAAGAAGATCCTAAAAAGGGTCCAACTAACGTTACTAATGCTCTTTTTGTAGGGTCTACTGCAGATTTAGCAAAGTTGATTAAAGGAGAACAAAAATCGTCCAAAAAAGACTGAAATAAATATAACTATGGATAGGGTCTATTAAAGTGCCACTTAAGAAACCATCAGAATTTTATATAAAGAATTCTTCAACTTCTATGGATGAAGTTAAGGAGGGTCTTAATATTGCTGCACCTGAAAAGATAGAGAATCTATCTGAAGCATTTAATGTCTTTAAGACTAATTTAAATCATATACAATCTATTTCAGATTTTACGAATAAGTTTGATAGTTTTGAGAATAATGTTCAGAAGGTACAACTACTATCTCAGAACGTAGAAGAGATAAAGGAAAATATTAATGCTCTTATTAAACAGGAAGATCTAGATGAAGCCATGACGGCACATCTTTTCTTTGTAGAGGAATCAATAAAGAATGTTCAGGATAAAGTAAAAACCCTAAACTCTAAGAGTATCTTAGAAATAAAAAAAGATTTTGCTTCTTTAACAGAAACAGTAAATGATTTTGTAGGTGTAGAAGTACCTGCATATAAGACATTAATTGTAGATTCTGAAACAAGAGTTGATACTAGGTTTAATGTTTTTAAAGATGATCTGACTTCTCAGGTTGAGGGTGTTCATAATGAAATACAATCTAGTCTTGCTAAAGTAACTAAAAATATTGAGTCTATTAATGAAAAGAAAGTTTCTTCAGTAAAGGAAGAAGTCAAGGGTATTGGAAGTAAAGTAGAAAATTTGATAGAAAAAGTTTTACCGTCATACAAAAAATTCTTTGCAGATACTCAATTAAATGTTGAGGAAAGAATTGCTTATGTAGGTGATACTGCTAAAGAAATTGAGGAACAATATCAATCTAATATTAATGATATTAAGGAAAAATTTAATGAGTTTGTTGGACAGGAAGTTCCTAAGTATAAGAGTCTTTTAGTAGAAACTAAAGTAAAGACTGAGAAGGAAGTTAAAGAGATATCCAATGAAATGGGTGTTAGGATTTCTCTTATTAATAAGAGTGTTGAGGGTCTTCAGGAAAGAGTTGATAATAAAGAGATAGAACTTGATAAGAATTTACTTAAGAAAACTGAAGAGATTGAGGAATTACTTGAGGATTTGACATCATTATCATCTACATATGATACTCTCCAAAAAGACTTTAAACAAAGAGAAGTTGCAGAAAATAAAAAATTAGAAGGATATGAAAAAAGAATTAATCAAGTAGAAGAAACACTCTCTAATGAAATCTTAGAATTGCAGGAGAACTTGGATACAAGTACTTCTAAGTATTATGAGGAGATGAAAAATACAGTAGTTCCTACTGTTGTGAATTTTGAGAAAAATTTAACTGAAAAACTTAAAGATCTAAATGTTAACTTTACTGTTAATGAAAAACATGTTCAGGATCTCCAAAAAGAATTTACAGATCTTGTAGAGAAATTAAGAGTAGATGAATTGGAGGAGAGGAGTGATAATCTTACCTATAAAATTAATAAATTAGAAGAAGTTTTAGAGAAGTTTAATGATGAGCAACAGCAATTAACCGAAGGTCTTTTAAATATTCCTCCTAATGTAGATAACCAAGATCCCTTAACTCCATTAGATCAGACTTATGTAACTCATGAAAAATTAGCAGAGCATTATAGATTATTCATTAATAGAGTTCAGCAACAACTATCCACTATAGGTGGAGGTGGTGAAGTATTCTTGGCTAGAATGCAGGATGTTGCTGTTGGAGCTGGGATTCAGACTGATGGACTTGTTTTATCATGGGATCTTAGTTCAAAATTATTTGTTCCGTCTGAAGGTGGTTCAGCAGGTGCTGCTGGTACTTGGGCATCAAGTAGTGTTGGTGTTAGTACAACTAAGAATGTAGGTATTGCTACAACTGCTAGATCTGAATATTCATTATATGTTGGTAAAGGACCTACTGCTGGTTCTGCTACAACTACTGTAGTTGCTTATTTTGATGGTGATATTTCAGTTGGTGGAACTATCTTTAAAGAGAATGTAAAGAATGTAGATTCTATTGGTCTTGTTACTGCTAGAAGTGGAATTGATATAGGATATGATTATGATGGTGGAACTGGTATTGGTGCTACTTTAACTTCAGGTGGAGATGCTATATTTGCTGGTATTGTTACTGCCGCTATTGGTCTTGTTCCACCTGTAATAACTACTTCATCTAGAGATAGTGCTGGTATAACTACAGCAACTGGGTCTATTATATACAATACAACCACTGCACAATTAGAAGTTTATAGTGGTTCTGCTTGGGTTGGTGTAGGTGCTGTTAATAACCTCACAATTTCTAACCTCTAATGAAAAAGTTTAGGGACTTTAAGGAAGATTTGACATGTCCCGTGGGAATGAAGTATGATAAAAAACTAAAGTCATGTGTACCTATAAAAAGCACCTACCATGGTCGTTGGTGGGGTGGAGGCAGACACCACGAAAAAA